AAAAAGAGTGTCAGCAGAACCCTGTTCCCCAATGCTGAACACATGTTCACAGTACGCGGACACAATCAGCCTTGCACTACATCACGCCATACAATACAATACAGTCTTAGTTAGTCTCAACTAACCTAACACCACACCACACGACATAGTCTTGTCTAACACCACATTGAATAATGACCCGCCAGGCTCCGTAGTGGATTATGTGAAATTACAAAAATACTTGTATTCTAGAATAGGTGTGCTATAATATGAGTGTAAAGAAAAGAGGGCAAATAATATGATTAAAGAGAATGAGAGACGAGGATATGAATACGATCAATAATTTAATTCTTGCAAGTTGGTTAATTTGGGTGGTATTATCTTTATATCAGATTTATCAGCATTGCAAAGGTAATTTCACGTATTATAAAATTTCAAGTCGCTATATTAATTTTATTGTATTGTTAATTGCTATGTTGGTAATGTGGTTCGTTCTTGTATGTATGAAAGTTGATTCACTTATGGAGGTGTGAAATGTAAAAGTTAACGTGTTATGACTTCACTAAAAAGCGTATAGGTTGTAAACGTGTTGTTATGCTTAATCCAAAAATTAAACAACTGAAAATAATTTAATTAGAAAAGCAATGTTAAAATTAAAAGGAGAAAATTAAAATGGAAAATTTAGGAAATGAAGTAATGGCAATGGAGAATACAGGTTTAGTAGTGACTGATGATATGACACATGAACAACGTGTGAACTTATTCAACGCGGTAAATAATGCGGAAGGTTTATCAGATCAAGTCGGTAAAGATTTATGGTTAACTGGATACATTGTGCAAGATGTAGAAAAAGAAAATGAAAAAACCGGTGAAATCATCTGTTCAAAATTAATAACTGTGATTGACAAGGAAGGTAAAGCATATGCTACAAATAGTAAACCTTTCTTACAATCATTGAAACAATTAAAGCAGGTATTTAACTATGATTGGACGAAAGAACCGGTATGTGTGACAATTATTCAGAAAAAATCAAACTCAAGCTCAAATAAATATTTAAGCATGGCTGTAAAATAGCCTAATAAAATAAGGGTGTTAGCCAAACACCCTTTTATTTTTGATTTAAAATGGGGGTGTTTAAAATGGCTAAAATGAGGAAGTCAACAAGAGACGTTAAACGGTTACGTAACGCAATAGCAATTGCTAAAAGAACCGCCACAAGAGCGCAAAACTTAGGGCAGGATGTTGTATTTACAGATATTCGCACAATTAAAGATTTTGATGACCGTAAAGAATTTAATAAATATATCCGTTCAATTGAGAAGTTTAACAAAGAGAATAGATTTATAGAAAATCAATATGGTGTTGTTTTCAATCGAAATAAGATTGAAAAAGCTAATAAATTAATAGATAAACAAAATAAGCAACGAAAACAGCTTTCAAAGTCTGTCGGATTATCTAAACTAAATGAAACTAAAGGCGGTATTGTAACACCGGTTAGTGTTAAGAGTGCAAGAAGCACATTACGTGATGACAGAGGCGGATTTTTTGAACCGGTTCATCATGTAAATATTAATTCGTACCGATATCCTAAACAATTAGATAATCGAATTGAAAGTTTAAGAAGGAATACGAAAAAAGAAAATCAAAAGATAAAGAATTTAAGGAGTAATTATAAAACCGCAATAGAGGAACAGATACGAGGCGGTAATATTACTAAAAAAGAAGGTAAACAAATAATTAAAGATATTAAATCTTTATCAGATAAACAATTAATTCAATGGTTTTACCAGGAACGTAAAGCGGTATCAGTATTTAACTATATAGATATGTCAAGAGAATACACACAAAATCAGATGTTTGTTAATGAACAACTAAGTAAAAATATCAAATCAGATGTTAGCGATGTAAAAGATAGTTTAGCAGTATTTACCGGTCGTGCCTATGTCAAAGATGGTATGGTCAAATATAAATAATGTAAAGGGGGTTGTAGTATGTCAAAGAAAAAAGAGCCTAAAGAAATATGGGCTTGTGATTTTGAAACTACAACCGATCCTTTAGATTGCCATGTGTGGGCTTGGGGTGCAAGTTTTGTTGAGGATTCTAATATAAAAGAATATGGAAATGACATAGACGGTTTCATTGAATGGTGTAAACAGAAAACACGCAAATTATATTTTCATAACCTTGCTTTTGATGGTGAGTTTATTGTTTCATGGCTGATAAGTAATGGTTATGAATATTCGGAAAAACCTAAAACCGGATGTTTTAAAACAATTATTTCTAATACAGGTTTATGGTACTCCATTGAAATATGGTGGAAGTATTCCATATATAGATCTACAAAAACCACAATATGGGATAGCTTTAAATTAATTCCATTTAGTATTGAAAAGATTGCGCATGATTTTAATTTACCAATACGAAAATTAAAACTAGACTATAAAGCTAAACGCGAGAAAGGTCACGAGCTTACACAACATGAAGTAGATTATTTATTTAATGACATTGATATTGAAGGTATGGCATTAAATGAATGTTTTAAATTAGGATTTAACAAAATGACAGCCACAAGTTGTAGTTTTGAGGCTTTCAAGAAAACTTTACCTATGGCATTTGAGAAAATTTTTCCACCGTTAGAAATGAATGTTGACAGTGATTTAAGACCAGCATATAGTGGCGGTTTTGTGTGGGCAAACCCGGAACTAAAAGAAAAAGAGATAGGGCAAGGCATTGTATTTGATGTCAATTCACTTTTCCCTTCTCGTATGTATTATGAATTATTGCCATATGATACTCCTATTTATTTTGAGGGTGAATATAAACAGGATGATGAATACCCGTTGTGGGTGGGAGTTATTAGTTTTGCTTTTGATATTAAAAAAGATCATATCCCGTGTATTTCATTAGACAAGTTTAGTCGTTTCTTTGGAAGTAAAAAATATGTGGATAGTTCAAATGGTGATATCGTGAGGATGACTGTAACGAGTGTAGATTGGCAGTTATTAAATGAACAATATGATATTTATGATGTTGATTTTATTAATGGGTATAAATTTAAAGGTTGTGTTGGTATCGCTAGACAGTTTATTGACGAACAAATGGAAGTTAAGAAAAACTCAAAAGGTGCACAAAGATTTATTGCTAAAAGACAATTAAATTCGGTGTATGGAAAATTTGCAACCAACCCAAATGTCACACCTAAAATACCTTTCATTGATGAGGATGATGGAATATTAAGACTTCACGACCCTATGTTTACAACATATGAAGATGGAGAAGTTAAAGAGGTTATTGACGAACAGTTTAGAGATCCTATATATCTTCCATATGGTGAATTTGTAACAGCCTATGCACGTAAATATACAATTAGTACCGCACAAAAGGTAGGTATTCATAGAGTTGCATACATTGATACGGATTCAATCCATTTAGTAGGTACACAAGTTCCGGACGCTATTAAAGATATTATTGACGATGTAGAACTTGGGTATTGGGGTCTAGAATCTGTATTTACACGATCTTATTTTATCGGTGCTAAAAGTTATGTGGAAGAGATTGAGATAAGTTATAAAGATTATGTGGAGCACCAACAGGAATTTATTAGTGAAAATGACTGTAAAGATAAGTTGTATTACATTCGTGAGGGTGTTTGTTATTATTTAAATGTAAAGTGTGCTGGTATGACACAAAAGGCTAAACAGAATGTAACATATGATAATTTTAGAGTTGGAAATGTAATTAATGACTGCTTAAAGAAAACACATGTACCTGGTGGTATTGTGTTAGTTGATAGACAATTCAGTATTAAAAGTAGATAAGGAGGTTGACAAGGTGATAAGTGTTTTAAGTGCTATAATAAAATATTTATTTATGGCATTTTGTTGTTTGAGTGTGACATTTCTATTTGTAATATATGCAATTGGAATGTTAATATTGTTTATTGAAATGGTAAGGAGTGAAAAGAAATGATTACTTTGTTATTAAATATAGTAGTTGTTGTTTTCGTTGGTTTGATTATGGATTATAGTTATACTCATTTACGAAATGAAAATAAAACCTTACGGAAAGATGTTGATAAACTACAATATCAGATGTTAAATTATGAAAATGGCGGAATTTTTGAAGAGTGTGATAAAAGATTAAAAGAATTTAATGAAATTATGTTTGGAAGTCCTCCATTGAAGAATAAAGTTGTTATTGTGAGAAGTATAAAAGACTATGATTATAGTGCGTATAGAAAAGATATTGACGCATTAAATGAATATCTAAAGGATGGTTGGAGCATTGTTAACCATGAAACAAATGAATTTGTACATACGTATATACTAGGTAAACCGCTGATATGGTGTAAAGAAAAGGGAGGTGATAATCATGATGAGTGAAAAATCGAAAGAACATAGAAACCAATGGTACCGAGATCATGTTAATAAATATTGCGTTTGTGTGAATAAAGAGGAAGTTGAAGTTGTTGACTACATTGAAGATTTATTGAAAAAGAAAAAGTTTAGTAAATACGTCAAAGAAAAAATTAAAGAAGATTTGAAAAAATAAAATAATATGATATTATTAATATGTAAGGAATAAAGAACGGAAATCAGACATGTATATCAGAATTACTCGCGGTGAAACGTGCTGGTAACATAATTAGGCATAGTAATCTAGCTGGTAACACTTTAAACTTTACAACCTATATTTATGAAACCCTCGTAAAAGAGGGTTTTATTTTGTATTGACTTTACAGTATTAATATCATATATTTATAAATAGAAAGGACGTGTAAAAATGGAACGTGATGAATTGAGAAGTAAATTTACGGAAGTGTTAACAGTTGAAGGTCAAGCGGAACGCTCAACCATGTTAAATGATATGCGAGCTGAAGTTGAAAAAAACTTTAAAGAATTAGACGATTTAAAAGCTGAAAACACAAAATTAGTTGAAAAGAATAATTCCTTAACAGAGGCTAACAGTAAATTATTCATGCAAATTGGTGTTGAAAGTTCTGGAGATGAAAAACCGAAACAGAAACATCCAATGGATTTAAGAAAATTAGGCATTTAAAACGAAAGAGGTGACCATATATGCCAAGAACAACAGGGAAAGACGTTGCAAAAGCGATTCAAGAAGATTTAGGATTGGAAACACAACCAACAGGTCAGGAAGTAGCTAGTGCAATGTATAGAGTATCTTCTCCAAATTTCCAGTCTACAATTGGAGATCCTAATGAAGTTTCATCATTAGAATTTATGAATGGGTTATTAGAATACCCTGATAGCTTAGGTGTTGAGTTCATGAATTTAGCAACTCGAATCGGTCGAGTGATCGCACACCGAAATATTTTAACAAACAAGTTAGCTCCATTTAAAATGGAAAATATGGCTTTAGGCTATACAATGGAAGAATATTTTGTTGAGTGTGCAAAAGAGCATGCTTACGATCAATCCGACGCGGAAAACACATTATTTAAACGTGAGTTGCCTGATATTAAAACAGCATTTTATGTTGTTAACCGTAAGTCATATTATCCAGCAACAATTACAGATGATGATATGCGTAAGTATTTTGTCAGCTGGAACGGTGTAAATAGTTTGATCGCGCGTATTGTTGATTCTATGTATAATGGAGACAACAAAGATGATTATAACTATATGAAATCTGCTTTAGTTACACATTATGAAAATGGATTAATGAAAATCGTTAAAACAAGTGCTGTTACTGATACGGACACGGCTAAAGAGTTAGCTCGTAAAATTACAGAATATGTATCTTATTTAACAGAGCCAACAAATGAATATAACGCAATGGCAGTGACTAAACAAAATGACTATGAAGATATTTACGTTATTTTAAACGGAAAATCAAATAGTTATTTAAACATTGACTGGTTAGCGCAGACATTCCAATTAGAATTTGCAGAATTTAAAGCACACGTGTTAGTATTACCAACTTTACCTAGTACAACACAAGGAACAATTGAAGCGTTAGTTGTTGACAGTGAAATTTATAGAGTATTCGATCAGAAATATAGTGTAGGCGTTGCTTACAATGCGAAAGGCTTATATTGGAACTACTTTTTACATCACTGGGAAGGAATCGCAACAAGCCGTTTTGCAAATGCTATTGCGTTCGTTTCAGGTGATGTCGATGAAAAAGTTACAGCGATTTACGCCAACCCTACAGTTGTACAAGTTAAAAAAGGTGGTAGTGTAACAGTACCATTTACAGTACAGACTAGTGGATTGAATGCACCTGTTAGTTTAACGGCAACACCAGGCGAGCCAACAATGGTTAGTGCAACGTTAACGGATGATTTAAGACACGTTACAATTAAAGGCTTAGAAGCGATTGAAACTGAAGGATTAACCACAGTAACAATTAAAGACACAAATTCGAATGTTACATGTGATATTAAGGTTGTTTATAACGTGTAGTTGTGATATAATATCAGTGTTATGAGTAGGACATGACACCCCTCCTTTCTATTTACGTAAATTGCAACTTAGGGAAAAGAGTTATTAATTTAACTCTTTTTCTTTTTTATTTAAAATTAGTTGAACATTCAACTATTTTTTATTATGATAGAAAAAGAAAGAGGTGATTAAAATGAAAATTATTCTAGTGGCATTGGTTTTTAATGGTTTGGATCTTATTACTGGAATTATTGGAGCAATTAGAGACGGCGAACAAATTAAGTCTAGTAAATTAAGAGATGGACTATTTAAAAAAGTTGGATTTGTGTTCTGTTACGCATTAGGTGTATTAATTAATTATGCTGAAAATTTATTGACTTTACCTTTTGGGGTAGACCTAGTGCCTGTAATTTGTACTTATGCGGTTATTACAGAAGTTGTTAGTATTATTGAGAACATTTCTAAAATTAACCCTGATATTTTACCGGACAAATTAAAAACTTTAATTGGATATAGTGAAGGAGACGAGTAATATGGGTATTATTGATGATGGTAAACTACAAAATATTTTACCGAAATACAGTGAGTTAAAATTAAGTGGTAAAAATCTCGCTCAACAATATGTCAGCGCATTTAATACGGGTATGAATATTTACCAATGTATTAACCAATTACAAGGTTATATTGAATGGGTGATAAAAGCTGTTAACGATGTTATGGTACAGTGGAATGAGATTGTAGATACAAAAATAAAAGATTCTATAAATGCAAGTAAACAAGCAACCACAGAACAATTTAATATTGAATGGGCTAAGAATAAAGCACAATTGGATGTAGAAATTAAAGGAATGGTTAAAGATCAGTTTAATATTGACTGGAAAGAAAGAGAAAACGCGATCAACCTAAAAATAACTGGTGTTAGCAATGATTTATCAAATTTTAAAACGGAAACAGCTACTAAATTTACTACAACAAAACAAGAGTTAACAAGTCTTATTAATACAACAATTGATAATACGATTAATTCTATTTATCCTATTGGATCAGTGTACATTAGTTTAACTGAAACAAACCCAGGCACTTATTTAAAAGGAACTTGGGAACAATTTGGACAAGGTAGAACATTAATCGGTGTAGGCGAAGGTTGGGATGGTGTTACAGATTTGACCTTTACGCTAGGTGCCACTGGTGGTGAGTATAAACATAAATTAGTCATTGATGAAATACCGTCACATGCTCATAAATACTACTCACCAATTGTTCAAGAGGTATCAGCTTCTAGCAATACTTCTACCTACGGGAATTATAATAAGCAGTACAGGATAGATAGTGATAGCGTTGGTGGTGATGGTTACCATAACAATTTACAACCATATGTAACAGCTTATTTTTGGAAACGTGTGAAATAGCAAGTATTTAATACTTGCTATTATTTTAAGGAGATCATAGTGGAAAAAGTAAAATGTGAATTTACTAGTATTTATAAAATGAAAAAACCGGAAGATATTCCTTATAGCTTACCGGAAGGTTTAAGTGTTTATTTTTATATCGAGTTTTATATGCAAGCTATGCACGTTTTAAAAGATGTAGATTATGAACGCTATAATATATGTAAAGAGAAATTAAACGAGTTAACAATAATAGAAGAGGAATTAAATTTATGAAACCAGGACAAAAAATAGTACATGATGGTCATGAGGTTTGTTTGTTTCCTATGGAAACAATGAATATCACCCAATGGTCAAGTCCTACAGCATACTCGCACTGTTGCGGACATCCGTTTGATAATGCAATTAGTGGACAGGTTCGCGTTCCCGTGTATGCTCCTTTCAGTTGTCATCTTTCATATAGTGACAGTTCCGGGAATACACGCGCCTATAGTTCGGATAATCCCGTATGGACACCAAACGGATTAAGTTATGTTACTGTAAGTTTTACACATGATCCTAACCCACCAACCGCAACAAGATATGCGCAAGGGGATTTAATTTATCACACAGGCACAGCGGGAATGGCAACGGGTGACCACTGCCATATCGATCAAACTTTTACACAGAATGCTGGACTTGTTTATTATGGAGTTATATGTCAATATGGTAACCAATGTTACGCGCTAAGTGGTTCAGAATTACCGAATAATGTTTTTTATGTGAATGATACAAATATCGTAAATGGTTACGGTCAACAATGGAAAACGTTTGAGGGTGGACAACCTCCAACACCCGAACCCATATACAAATACACTAAACATTATTTCATGTTAGATGGTTTAGGTATTGATTTTGGTTTTTATAAAACGAAAGAAGAAATACCACCCGAACCACCAACACCGGTTAGTGAATGGTTTATTCCTGGTGATATTAATAATACTCGACCACTTACAGAAGATGAATCTAAACAAAATTGGGTTGCTTTTTGGCAGTTCTTCAAGGCTAAAGGTTGGACTGCAAACGCGGTTGCTGGTATATTGGGAAACTCCTATTTTGAAAGTACTGTTAATCCGAACCGCTGGGAGGGTGATGTACCATTTGCACAACCGGTTGCCTCACGTGGTTATGGCTTAGTACAATGGACGCCGTGGACGAAAATAATTGACTGGCTAAAAGAAAAAGGATATTACCCGGATGTGTCAAAGTTCGGTAAAGGTGAATGTGAGAGAATCCAATGGGAAATGGAGAACAACCAGCAATGGATTGCCACATCAGCTTATCCAGAAAGTTTTGCAAGCTTTTCAAAATCACCCGCCGATCCTTATACATTAGCGATTGAATTCCTGGCAAACTACGAAAGACCAGCCGACCCGAACCAGCCACAGCGTGGAACTAAAGCACGTGAAATATATGACTACATTAAAGATAAATAAAATAGTTGAACTTTCAACTATTTTTATTTAAGATAAAATAAAAGGAGATGATTAAAATGAGTATAGGAGTTGTAAACAGTCAATTTACACCACAAAGTAAAATTTATTTGCTGAAAGGTCTAGAAATTGACGCAATGAATAATACTTTTTGGGGTGCATTTAATAACACGAAAGAACAATTTAATTTTTTCATGGATAATTACGACCATATTGTTTTTGAAAATTATACGTATCAAAGAAAAGATGGTACGGTAGTCGTACCTGGTTTATATGATGATCTGCGTTTATACAATTATTTAATTTATCAAAATGGGGATACAGGCAATAAATCAAAATGGGTTTACTGCTTTATCACAAGTTTAGGGTATCTAAATGACAATGCAACAAGTATCAGTTTTGAAACAGATGTAATTCAAACATGGCGTTTTGAAATTGAAAACAACTTTATGGAATCATATATAGCTTATGAGCATAGACCACAATATTATGATAACGGTGATGGTGTACAACGACCTTGTATTAATACACAGCCCGAAAATATAGAAGTTGGTACAGATTTAATTTCAGATAAACAGTATTTAATAAACCCTAACCAAAATATTAGTTTTGCTGTAATAGGTATGACATGTGATATGTCCGGAACAGACAGTTATACAAGCGCACAATTAGGTACTCCTAGTCAAGTGAACTATTATATATTCCCTTTTAATAGGTATACCGGCAGTGATATATTAAACATAAAAATAGGTTTTGGCGATCAAATTGGCACTATTATAAACATAAGTGGATTATCACAAATTTTAGATGGTATTCGTAAAGAAGATAAACTAGTCGGTAAATGTGTATCTATTGTTGTATCTAATTCAATTCCTGGTTTAGTTGTTGAGAACGGTCAAGTTGTTATTAAACGCGACTGCTTTACTAACGAGCAACAAGGAAATTATCTAATATTAACTTATAAAGCTAAGACCCTGAATGACATGTTAGAAAATGATTTAAACGCATATCCAAAAACACGTGTATATGATATACCAGCTTTTATTGGTTTCACTCAATATACAAAATTATACACGTACCCATACAGTTATTTATTAATTAGTGACAATAATGGAACGACAAAAGCTTTTAAAAATGAGTTATGGCAAGATATGAAAAACGCACAATTTATTTGTGTGGGCTCACCCAACAGTTCAAAAATGAATATTATGCCATTAAATTATAAAGTAACAAAATCAAATGATTCTTATTCAAGTTTAATTAATTTAGAAAATTCGTTTGAATCGCAATATGAGACAAGCTTACCTGTTATTAGTGATACAACCGCGTTGATGTTACAATCCTCACGTAATTCCATGAACGTTGGATTATCTAATACTAGGCGCTCAAACGAAACAAATTCAGCTATTGCCAGCGCAACCGGTAATGCGTTGAGCGCTCAGACAAGCTTACAAAATAATTTAAATTTAAGTGTTACCGCACGTAACGCCAATTTAGCTAGTAATTTAAACGATTTACATAATAAATCGAATATGATAAATGCTAGTATAAGCGCTATAGGCGGTTTAAGTGGTGGTATTGCCAGTGCGTTAACCGGTAATATAGGTGGTGCTGTTAGTAGTTTGGTTGGAGCTGGTTTAGGCATTGGACAAACAGCAATGCAAAATCAAATCAATACAAAACAAACCAATATGCAAAACGCAAACGCTCTTGCAAATGCAAATGCACAAGCGAGTGCTAATAGTCAATCAACCGCCATCGGCAACCAGTTAAGACAGTTAACTACACAATATCAAAATCAAACAAATATTCAGAATGCTATGGATAGCTACAACGCTCGTATTCATGACGCACAGGCAACGGCCGACAGTATTGTAACCGGCTCAAATGATCTAATGCGACAGATTGCGTTGGATTTAAACACATTTGTATTGTACGTGTATAAGCCAACAGATGAGTATAAACAGAAATTAGAAAAAATATGGAATATGCGCGGGTATGCAACAAACACAGTCGATTACCCGAACTTAAGATCTAAAACATCATGGAATTACATACAGACCGTAAAATGTAATATTAAAGGTGCAAACATCGACCCTAGCGATCTAGAAAAAATTAAGCGCGTGTTTGATAATGGTATTACATTATGGCATACTAAGAATGTTGGTGATTATTCACAGGTAAACGGTGAAAGATATCGATATACGCAATGTGACAAATACGGAAACTATAAAGAAAAGAAAGTACATTAATATAGAAAAGGTTGACGGTTCAACCTTTTTTATTTAACATATAATTAAAAGGAGATGATTAAAATGGATTTATTGAATGATACAAGTTCGTTCACAGATTATTGTAGGAATGCTGTAGATGTTGCTACTATGAACAATGGTGAGGCTGACTTTATTTATTACACGTATTTACAAATGTTAAGTTTAAATATGTTTAAATATAAAGGTTTGCCGAAGTCCATTAACACTTTTTATTTAGAATACGTGTTACAAACGCGTGGTTACATTGGCTTTTATGATGATGAAAGGTTAGGTTTAATCTGTAGTGAAATCACACTAGGTGATCGATTAAACCATTATACTTTACCAACAGAATATCATACGGTTTCCACAAGTCCACTTATTAAAAAGACGTTAACAAGTGAAAAGTGTGTAGTTATGAAAAACAGTCCTTTATATGTTGGATTATTCCCATACTTAAATTTTTATGCTAAAAAATTAGCTTTAACAAGTCGAACTATGGATCAAAACCTAACTATGCAATGGACGCCGTATATTATCACCGGTGATAAAAGACTGCTACAACAATTTAAAGTTTTCATGAAAAAGATTTTACAAGGTGTGCAAACGATCTTCACGTCAAAAGGGTTCAGAATGGAAGATATCAACGTGCTACAAACAAACGCACCTTTTATTGCGGATGAGCTACACGGAATGAAGCAGGCTATTTTAAGAGAGTGCATGACGTTCTTAGGCATTGAAAATGCGAATATGGATAAAAAAGAAAGATTAGTTTCGAATGAGGTCAACGCAAACAACCAACAGGTTATTGCATCCCGTAATATTTGGCTGAGTGAACGTAAAAAAGCCATTGAAGAATTAAACAAAAAATTCGGGTTAAATGCAAGTGTTGAGTTTGCACCTTATGAAGATTATGAAGACATCATGAAATTACTTGAATTAGATTCAAATACAAGTATTAAAGATTTTAACATTAATAAAAATTTGGATGTTAAAGAAGGTGATAATAATGATGAATAAATTAAAAGTACCTAACTATTTATTAACTTTGCAAAGTCCGGTTCTTGCTGAAAACACCGAAACTATATGCGGTGTATGTCACAATTTAGCATTAACAGAATTAATTAACTCTCAATATGAATTAAGTGATATGGAAGTGTTAGAGATCGCACGAAAAAAGATTTTTGATTTTAATTATCCTTTTTATGACGATCCCGAAAGACGTAAAGCATTTGAAACCGGTATTTTAAAACATTTTTGGTTTGACGAAATCGGACAGGAAACTTACGCATATTGGAAATTTGAGTTGCAACATTGGTTTGAAATTAATATGGATAGATATTATACGTTGTTTAAAACTATTCCATTTCAAGATCAAGACGACCCAACCGCAAACACAAACTACACGGAAACTTATACACGTGATAGTCGAGGTAACACACAAGCGAGCGGAGAAGATACGAGTATCGCTTTACAATCTGTAACTCCTGAAGGACGTATTGACATTGAAACAAACGACTATGTTAACAACATCGCTAAGACAATTACCAAACCTAAAAGCGCGAATGATACAACAGGGCATGAAGAGTACAGCTTTAAGCGTAAAGGTAATATTGGTATTCAGACATTAGCAGAAGTATTACAAGGCTCAAGGCGTGCAATTATCACCATTGAAAATGAGTTATACGCGGAGCTACAGGAATATGGATTATTTTTTAATATTTTCTAGGAGGTAAAATATGAATATTAATGTAAATAAATACTATGATTATAGAAAAAAAGTACTAGGAACATATGTAGATCGTGACGGTGCTTACGGCTCGCAATGTTGGGATTTATACTTTGATTGGTGTGAAAAGAACGGTTTTAAGGGCGCTAATTGTACATCTAGTGGTTATGTTAAAGATATTTGGTTAAACAGAGAAACAAATGGAATGACATATAACTGTGTTGAAATTACAGAGCTACAGCCAGGTGCTATCGTTGTGTTTAAGGAAGTACCAAACATTACACCTGCAAGTCATATTGCTATTTTCGACAGTGATGTAAACGGTGTATATGGTCGCTTTTTAGGTGCTAACCAAGGAGATAAGAACGGTTTAGTTAATATCGTTACACTTCCATATTCAGCCACATACGATACGGCTTTTATGCCTAAAGCCATGATTTTAAGTGATGAAAAAACTGAGAAAGTTTTAAATGAAATTCCAAGTGATTTTATTAAGGAATACGGTACTTTTTACCCAAATTGCACAATTAAAATCAGAGAAGCCCCAAGTCAAAAAGGTAATGATACAGGTTTATATTATACAAATGGTATGAGTGTAAGATATGACGGTTATGTTAAACGTGATGGATATGTGTGGATTAGTTGGATTGGTGGCAGTGGTAAACGTCGCTGGATGGCTGGAGGTGAGTTAAACTCAAAGGGTATTAATTACTTGCCATATGGAGTATTCAAATGACAAAATCAATTGATTGGTATAGCCCCACCAATATAAAGTCATACAACAAATTTTTAAATTTCATCATTGGTGGCCGTGGAATTGGTAAGACTTACGGATTTAAAAAAGACTGTATAAGTCGTTATAAGAAAAAAGGAAAACAATTTCTTTATTTAAGACGATACAAAACAGACCTAAAGAAAATAAAAACATTTTTAAACGATCAGTTTGAAAATTTTAAAGATGATAAATTTAAAATAACAGGTGGTAGCAACTTTACCACCTTTTATATCAATGGTTGCGAAATGGGTTATGCAACATCCTTAACAGCCTTTGCAAGCTTAAAATCAACAAGTTATGTAGACATTGATACAATCATTGTTGACGAGTTTATACCCGAAAAGGCTGGATTTAATGCATACATTCCAAATGAAGTCGAAATTTTATTAAATATTATTGATTCTATCTTTCGTCAAAGAGAAGGACATGTTTATTTATTAGCAAACAACGCAAGTATCGTTAACCCGTACTTTAGTTATTTTGGTATTACACCCGACCCGAACAAAGAGTTTAATACATTTAAGGGAAATGAATCCATCGAGCAAATTGTTGTACAAATATGTCACAACGAATATAAAAAAGGAAATCAAGAAAAATCCAAATTTCATAAACTTATAAGTGGAACAACATACGGTGAGTATAACGCTGGTAAGTTTGCGTATGATACAAATGACTTTATCAAAAAGAAAACGAATGTATGTGATTATTTATGTACATTATACTATGATGATATCTATTATGGTGTTTGGATTGATATGAACACGGGTTATGTTTATATCAATCAACAGATAAACAAAGAATACGGATATTGTTATTCCATTGGAAGTAATAACCGCGAGAATATGATGATTGCAAAATTATGGCGTAAGGATCAAAGACTCAATATGTTAATACGATCATATCGTGATGGATGCGTGTATTATAACAACCAAGAAACGAAAAGATTATTAAGCTATATACTTAGTAAATATTAAAAGAGTGATATTAATTATCACTCTTTATTTTAATAAAATCTTTAAGATCGTGTTTATTGACAGTATATAAATAATAGTCATGATTAGCACCATATTTACTATAATACTTAATATACTCATCCCAAACGATTCTGTAGTCTGTAGAATGTAAAACAATTAAACCATCAAACGTAAAATAAAATTCTAATTCGATTTCAATATCTGTGTTCATAAGTTATCCTTTCTTTACAATCCTACAAACTTCTTTAAGATTGTTATTGATATGCTCATTCAAATAAATATAATCAGAGTAATTTATTTCTTTATCATCATAAATTCTTTCACACATTGTGATACAAATATTTGTGTAATCACTTAAAGCTTGTAATACATTAGGTAGTTCGTGCCAGCCTTGAATCTTTGCTATCACATCATTGTATTGTGTTTCCAATACTTCTTTATACTTTTCTTTAATCATATTATTTGCCCTCTTTTCTTTACACTCATATTATAGCACACCTATTCTAGAATACAAGTATTTTTGTAATTTCACATAATCCACTACGGAGCCTGGCGGGTCATTATTCAATGTGGTGTTAGACAAGACTATGTCGTGTGGTGTGGTGTTAGGTTAGTTGAGACTAACTAAGACTGTATTGTATTGTATGGCGTGATGTAGTGCAAGGCTGATTGTGTCCGCGTACTGTGAACATGTGTTCAGCATTGGGGAACAGGGTTCTGCTGACACTCTTTTT